GTGTAACCCAGCACTGGCCTACGGTAAAGAGCTCGCTGTCACCTGAGTTGAGTATGTAGTATTGTAAGGTCTTTTCCTGCCTGTGGAAAATATCTCGTAGACGCATTGACCACATATTCATGTTTCGTGGGTCTGCTGTATCATAATCGTAAATCCGTACGTCTCTATGAATATCATGACCAACTAGGTCTTTTGTATCGTCCTCGACGTCTGCTACGTTTGGTTCTGAAACGACAAAAGGTAAGGGTAATTTAGGTGGCGGCCCTGGGTCAACTTCTGGAACTGGAACAAACGTAAACACTGCTGGATGACCTTGAAAGCTGTATAACCCCGCTTGCATCACAGGGTCTGCCTGAATCATTGCGACAATAGCGTAATCAAGTGCGTTCATTCTTTCTTCTTGTGTTTCGTTTTCGTCTTTTTATGCGTGTGGTGGCTTTTCTTATGTGTGTGTTTTGTCCTCGCTTTGTGGACGCTGTGCTTGTGTCAATTACCCACGCTAAAGCTGTGGGCTTGTATCTCCTTCGACTTCTTTAGGGATACAATAGGCTGATTGACTACAGCCCTCGAAGCAATATTCTTAGCCGCGTTTATATCGGCGTTTTCAGTGTGTCCACACGCAACGCAAACAAACTCGCTCTGTGTCTTGCGGTTCTTCTTGTCGATGTGTCCACAACACGAGCATTGCTTCGACGTGTATTTCGGGTCAACTACAAAAGTAGGAACCCCGTTCAACTGCGCTTTGTAGTCGATGAATTGGCGCAGTTGTCCGAACGCCCACTTACCTAGTCTCCCTCGTTGAGCCTTTCTAACCGTTACCTGAGAGCGTATATGCGTCAAATCCTCTAACGCTATCACCCTCTTTGTGTCTTTGGCTATTCCTACGATTATCTTAGAAATACAATGATTAAGGTTCGTTTTGAACTTGCGTTCTTTTCCGCTTGTCCGCTTTAGATGTCGCTTCGCACTCTTGGTTTCTTTCGACTGAAGCGCTGACTTCAGTTTAGTGTATTTCACTCGCACGTTATCGGCTTTCTCTCCGCTGAAGTGCTGACCGTCGCTTGTGGTTGCTATGTTGACGAGTCCTAAGTCCACGCCTAAGCAGCCTTCCGCATTGTATTGCACATCCTCATCAACCTCAACAACCACACAGAGATAGAACGTGCCTTTTTGGAGTATCAAGTCGGCTTGCCCTCTGATTCGTCTTTGGTCAAGTTGAGCATACTCGCCAACCGAGAACGGGATAAGGAGCCGTCCGCTGAGTGTCAGAATTGAAACCGCATCGAGTGACTTGAACGATAATATTCTTTGGTCATAAACGACGGCGCTGTGCGGTTTGAATGTATGAAGTTCTTGCCGATGCCCTTTGCCTCGATATGACTCTGAGACTTTGGCTATCGCTCTGACCGCTAACTGTGCCGATAAACCGTAGGTATCTCGAATATAACGATAATGCTGCTTTTGAAGCGTCCGCTTGCCGAATACTCGCTCTTGATATGAAGCAGACGAAACGTAGTTGCACGCCTCATTGAACCGTTCCATAGTGGTTAAGAGGGCTTGCCGTTGCTCGTCGGTTGGATTGAGCTTTGCTTTGACGGTTAAAAGCATCATAGATTATATGGCTCTATAAGTAATTAAGTTTCGTGTTAGACGCGATTCCTCCCGCCGTTGAAACGAACGGGCTTCCTCGCTCGAATATTTGTGACATCCTCTTAGAGTTTACCCATTACTTGAGCCATTGCTGGCCTTAGATACGGCTGCGCTGCCATCTTTGAAGTTCCCTCCTCCAAAAACAGAGCATACGATTTCCAACGCGACTGGTCTTTAGTCGGCGCGTCATACACAACGTACCAAATCCCTTCACCTACCGCACTGCCTACCTCTTCAATATGCCCTGATTCTTTAAGGGCACCAGTATCAACCGGAACAAGGTCTTGAGATGCTTCGTATATTTCTTGGGCTTTCTCTCTACAGAAGGGGTCGAACATCTGTTGTGAGACGAGTTGCGTGGCTGCGGTGCCGTCAATATCAGATTCCAAATCGGCGGTGATATTCATGCTACTAGCCATTGACTACCCTCACTTCACCTTCGAACAATCCTCGATTGTTGCCTGCCGCATCGACAGCTTCGGCAATGTGTTTATAATACCCATTCGTGATTCCAACCGATTCAGGCCCGTTTAATATGACTGTAACCCATCCAGTAGGGGTATTAACCGTAATTTCTCCATTTGTAGATGTTCTTGTTATTAGTGTAATTTCTTTGACACCTAATAGTCGCCATGTAATACTATATGTAGCAAGGTTAGGGTCGAGTATTGTATTGTTGTTATCGGTGTACACGGGAGCTGTGATCTGTGTGTATTCCCCTACGGTGATTGGTGGATCAATAATATCCTGATGCCGTTTCAATTTAATTACCCCCTACAAGTTGTATCGTTTCAGATGATGATGCAGATAATATCGTGGTTTCAGATGATGATGCTTCCAGACATATTTCTGTAAAGCCACTAGGTAGCTCGACCCACTCAAGATAGAAGTCCGCTCCGCTTATATATTCGGCTCTGCCTTGCATCACGGATTCAAGTGCGGCCATTTGGTACACCGGGAAGCTTCTCATACCAGCCCCACTGTGTCGGATTGCGTTATAGTGAATGAACCGGAGAATAGGACTTCCTCTGCACTCCCGAGCGCCGCTCTTGCTTCGTGATACAATACCTGACCGCCCAATGTCGCCGTGTCAGCGGGCAACAACTGAATATTAAACACGCCGCCCGTTGGATCAGTAAGTGAGATTTGCGTTGGATCAACGCTCGTCTTTGTTACCAGTGGTGTAGAACTAACATTCGCCGCGAGAATCCATACGATCGACATATCGGTGATGTCCATCGGCGCTCCGGCTTGCTGAACAACGCACCATATCGGATGTGTCGTCCCCGCATAGAACGGCGGATCTCCTGAGACCGGAATATTAACTATCATTTACATCCACTCTTTGCGTTCTATTGTTGCCGAGGACGCGGCGGTCATAAAGTAAAACACGACCGCGACCGAGTAGTCTAATATTTGTGCATCAACGTCTCCGGGTTCTAATGTGAAACTCCCGCTGCCGTCGTTGTTACATTCCCAAACGTCCGAGCCGCCGGAGTTCCTAAACGCGACGCCCTTGCGCCCCGTCAACGGTGAAGGTTCTGTCTTTGGATTGTCGGAACTCAAGACGGTGATTGTTGTATATTTTGGCGTTTGCGTTGCAGTAATTGGATCTACCATTTATTATCACCTCATCCGGCCAACCGGACGTTAAATAATCCTTCGATGTTCGATGCGTTCCCCGTATCCCAATCAACATAAATCGTATCTGACGGGAGAACCACAAAGGGAGTTGTCCACGCTTCACGAATGACCCCATTTGTCGTGATCTGTTGCACATACAAGCGCACATATACCTCATCGCCGGTTACTGTGTACGTGTCCTGCGTCACGTTTGGGGTTGTTTGTACAACGCCGTCGGCGCAAATCCAATAAAACGTCGTTGGAAGTTTTGCGGCAGCCCCATAATTTGTACCTATCGTGATTTGGTTACCGGAAACGGTAATCGGAGAAAGGTGTATATTGGAATTGCCGTGTCCTCCAAACCACGCGACGCTGTTTCCCGCCGCGAGACTATCATGCATCTCTTCGACCGTGAGAGAATCCGCGAAGATTTCAACTCCAAAAAAACCCACGGCATTAAAGTTAAAGTTTGAATCTTCTGCGCTAGATGGCGCCGGGAACTTCTTTCCCGCCGGTATTAAAATTGAGAGTACCGCATCCCAAAATACTTGGGCATTGCTTGTAGGAGACAATGTATCAGGTGCTTCGTCGTTTTTTACCTCAAACAAGTCGTATGCAACTGTAGCAAGTTCTTGCGGCGTGGCAGGCACTTGCGGAATCCACGCGTGCGCCGCCTGTGCTAAACATCCTATTGAATGTAAGTGGTCTACATAGGTAGCCAGTGTCACCAAACCGGTATCAAAATCTACCCAATCAGTCTGATTTCCAACGCAGACCGTGTGAGTCCAGTCTCGGCCGCCGACTACATAGTGGTCGTCCACTTCCTCCGTTGCGTACGTCCATATCATACCGGATAAATCCCGTTGCGACTGATCTACGATGTACCGAACAAAGAACAGCGTACCAGTATCAGGTACGTTATTTGGGTCGAGAAATGTGAGCGTTATTTTATAACGACTGCGCGGAACGCCATTAAAGTTATTTGTGGGCGTTGTTGTACCTACAAAGTCAGTTCCTTCGTGCCATACGTAGTTTGCAACGCCGTTCTTTTGACCAATAACTGTGCCACCGAGGACATCTTGCCCCCAATTCGCGGACATTGCCCAACCATTAGCGTGACTCGGCATCGGAGAGCCTAAAAAGCAAAAGTTCCAACCATCTTCGCTATCGGTAGCGTTGTGCATATCGTAGCTTAACTGGTTGGCAACCATCGTGAACAGGTCAACATTCTGCAAATTGATTTGCATATCCCCCGGTTCACTTCCACGCTGTGAATAGCCTACTGTCGCTGTTCCTACGTCACAACCGGGGGGGATATTCATGCCGTGCGCCGAGAAGTTAACGTACTGAACCCCTAGCGCCTTATGCATTTCGATTATCTCACCTAATAGCCACACACCATCGTCTCCCGGCCCCGCAGAAGATGGAGTAAACCGTTCCGGTCCGACGTGAACGTGAAATGTGCCGGAATAAAAGTTCGCTTTGGGCTTATACGGGTTTATTATCGTGACCGGCATCTCACACCCTCACAAGAACGTAACCTTCTTTTTCATCAATACTTTTTCCAGCGTTTCAATGTCAGCGTAGAAATTCCCTACCGCTGCCGTGTTGTTCGCACCGATTATCCGGGCAGTCAGATGTCGTGAACGGAAGTACGGAGGTATCGGGACGGTCACGGTCTGCCATGTTCCTATCGCCGCCGTAAGTGCGGAACGGCCTACGACATACGTTGTTGTGGCTGAACCCATCGTTGTACACGCATTCGATTGTGTTGGTGTGAGCTGCCATGCCGGGTCGAACCATAATGGGTCGTTTGGAGGATACTCTGACGATACTATCCACAGTTCTGCCGCTATGTTTGTCGTGTCTCGTGCCATCGGGACACTAACTATGAGCGACTTATTCGCAGGCATCTCAAATTCAATATCCCAAATAAGGACACCTGACGACGTGGGTGTATTTTGTGCCTCTATAACAAATTTCATCGGATTTGCGTACGCGTTGTACGGTGTGCTGTACGCTCCCGTTATACCGTGTCCACCTCGACACCAACAATGTTTAGCACCTACGACACCATTAAGGTCGAATGATTTTACGCTATTCCATGGAGCCATACGGCAATCGCTGCTATAAGCCGCCGCCAACACTGGCGACGACAATGTGCAATTATAGAGTACCGTTTTGTTTCTTGGATACAAAATGTCAGCATTACCCGCGCCACCGCCACCCGGGCCTACCGAGAGAGCGAGCGCGCTACTACAGTTTATAAATATGTTGTCCTGACCGCCTTCTACGGGGCTGTTAAGCAGTCCTCCGTTTCCTGCTCGTCCGCTACAGTTGACGAATCTACTGCTACTGGTGAATGTACCACCCATGCCGCCCGAGTAGTTTTCAGTTACACAGTTCACAAATAGATCGGTTATCCCCTGATACGTAAGGGTGGAGTTAATCGCGGCGCAACCTACGAACATATTGTTTGCATCGTTGTATGTAAGTCCTGACCCGTTTCCATATACCGTAACGCAGTCGGTAAACAAATTACCGCAGCATTGAGCCATGCAAATAGCAGCGAGACTGTTGCCCCCGTTTTCCATTGTGCAACCATTACAATTTTGTCCGTTGCCCGACCCTCGCATTCCGCAAAAGTGTACGCCTTGCATAACGCCGCTAGCTATGTTGTTTGGGGTGCTGTTGTAGACTGCCTTATACAGCGAGATGGGTCGGTTATATTTTGCGATGAAGTCGCCAATTATGCGGCCTGTGCCAAGATTCACCGTTAATGTGAGTTTTTTGTGTGTGGCGTCGTATGCTGAGACTATATAAACGCCCCGACTCGTCGCGCCGCTCACAGGATAGTTTATCGTGGTGTTCTCGTTGGATAATAGGGCGTTGGGTGTTCCACCTAAGCCGATGGCAACCAAGTCACCGACCTGTAAACCCATGTCGTCAGTTAAGTACAGCACCTTTTGACCGCCCGGATAGTTCGTCGCAGTGACGTAGCCATAATGCGCGGTCGTGTAACTGTTTGCGAGATTAGTCCCCATCGTCAGGTTATTACCTGTAATGGATGAGATTATATTGTTCTCCTGAGCAACTGAATCGCCTATCGTGACCGCCTGACCTTTGATAAACGCCGCGCCGTTCGGAACCGCTACTACTGCCTGTCCTGAGTTAGAATTACTGCTCATCAAGACGCCAATACCCGTCGCTGTGGTTCTGGTTGTTGTAATTGTCGCAGTTGTGTACGTGTGCGCGAGGTTATTAGTCATCGTTATCGCGTCGGTAGCGATTGTTGAGACTGTGTTTGTTTCTGTGTTGTTCGCGTCAGAGATTGTGACGGTTTGATTCGCCACGAACTTTACGCCGTCACCAGCCGCCACATTGACAACTGCTTGACCGGATGCTGCGCTCGCAACCGTTGAGGATTGTCCCGCGATAGTTGACCATGCCGGATGTGCTGAGGGCGTTGTTGGTATCCATCCGTAGTACCGTTGTGTGGTCGTCGAGATGAGGCCCGCACCGGCGAGTTTAATCGTAACGGTAGGCACGCACGGACTTCCTGCTGCTGCGGCTGCTGAACGTGCGATGTAATTGCCTGTTGTAGCTGCATCGCCTACATACAATGCCCCTGCGCCTGTGATAGACGACCCGCTTTTCATGATGAGCATATACCCATCAAGCGCGTTCATCGCGGTAGCTACTAAACCGCTTCCGTTCATGTTTGTGGTCGGAAATCGTAGTGTGCCGGTTATAACTAATGAGTTGAGCCCTGTCGTGAAGTTCTTGCCGTTCGGGCCGTGGTCGTCGTCAAAGTAGACGGTGATGCCGGTGTTTATGGTTACATCGTCACCGTCAATGGGTACTGCTGCGCCGCCCCATGTTGCGGTATTAGTCCATAGTCCTGTAACGCTTGCAGTCTTTGTCATTTTAAGCCACTGCCTGACCAGTTACCGTGACACTTGTGCCGCCGGTTGCCGCGTTTGCGGTGATGTTGCATTGGATCTTTGTGATTCCTGCACACATGATCTGATATATCCATGTCCCCGCGCCTGTTTGCGAGATCGATCCTATATTATCAACGCCAAGCATATCGACCGCATCAATGCCGGTCATGAAGTTCGTGCCGTCGACCGAGACCTCAAAGTCATAGGTGATCGATCCGACCACTGTCGAGGTGACTTGGATCGCAACCATCTTCATTCCACTGATGGTTAATGGGGTGCCTACTCCGGTTCCGGTCGCTGCGTTTTGAAGTGTGCCTGTTATGGGAACTTTGCCTACGTCTTTTGTGGCGAGGTAATGGGTCGTCTGATCTTCAACAGCGGTAAGTACAGCGTTTGTCGTCGCGCCAGTGATTGACGGTAACGCGTTAACACCGATTTTACCATTTGCGTCAACGGCTAAATATTGCGTTTTGGTCGTGCCGTCAGAAACTTGGACAACACCACCACTGCCACCACCAGATCCGCCACTCTCTACATTAACACCGATGTTGCCGGATGAATCTACATTAAGCGGAATCTCAGGACTGCCTGGCGATTCAGCCTTAACTAAAGTAACTCTCTGTGTCATACTATACCCCGATTGCTCGGGCCTCCTCCTCCTTACTTTAAATTTAAAATTACGTTGCTTCTTCCACTACGTACCCTGCCCACTCAACGCTATCTGAAACGATTGTCTTTGCGTTTATTTCGTAATGGTGCGGAATATTCCCTGGGAGATGTGCGTGCCCTACGAGAAAGGTACTCAGGCCGCCTGGTGGTGTAGGGGTTACCACTATCACATCATTGCGCTGTATATTCGCTGTTGGCGCACAGTAGCACCTGTGCGTCATCTTGTCTTTTCGCACGTCATCCATCAGTCTTTCATGCGCATTGAGCTCGTGGACTCGGCCAGGTACGGTATCGATCATACTCCACGTCATAGGGGCCTCACCGTGGCCGGTACTATTATACGTGCGGCTCATCCGGTAGATGTTGAATTTTGATGGGTAGATGTCTGGATTAGAATCTACCCCATCCAAAGGCCAGCCGCTTAGTACGGGCACGTTTATCTACCCTAACCAGACCAGGGCACCTGTAGCACTGCTATTGAGATATCCGCAGGGGTTCCGTAGGTTACTGCACACGTGTTGCTTGTTGTGGCCCACCTGCTTGGAGGGAATAGTGCAACGGGAACCGTTGAAGTAGCCGGTACTAATACATTCTCCGTAACTGCTACACCCCATTGGTCTGCTTGGCCTTGAAACGTCACTGTTTGTGTGGTACCAGCACTATTTTGCACCAATACAACCGTCATTGCTGCACCCGGTGCTAATGGAATAAGATCGCCACTAGCATTGGTGGATGCTGATGTGTACGTAAGCGCCGCCGGTGTGACTCCTGGTATTGTCGGAATCTGCGGCGTAAAGGTTATTTGTGTTGCTCCCATGTTTTTTCTCCATTTACATATTGTACGTCACGTATGCGCCGGTTCCCTGTAAGCTTCCGCTGTAGGTTTCGTAGCCGTCAACAGGGCCCATAAGGTCAAACTCAGCGATGTTCACGTTGCCGACGTAGTAGCTTGCTGCTGGTCCGGGGGTAACGAGCATCATTGGCACTGGGTTCGTATTCGTCTCCCAGTAGCCTTGCATCAGCTTAATGCCTGGGCCTTGTATGCCGCTGGTCAGGTCAATGATCCAGTCGCCGCTAAAGTCAACCGACCAGTCCTTGAACCCGCTTACATACGTGGAGTTCGGGAAGTTATCTTTGTCTTTAGCTTGCTTTTGGTCGGTCTTACGTTTTAGGTCGCCCTTATCCTGACCCTCTAAGCCAACCCACTGAGAGGTTGCGATGCTCCAGATGTAGATATATTGGTCTGCGCCCAGCACCCTGTCAGGAGTAAACACCCCAGAAGTAGGCCCAATACCAGGACTCGCGCCAAGCCCCAGCTTTTCAGGAGCTCCCGTTGTGGGTGGTGCGCGAGGAGTCTTATATGGTTCCGGTTGCGCTGCTGGCGCTACTTGTCGCGGGGCAGCGGGGATAATAACGTCGTCTTTCTTTTCAGTCGTTCCGTTTGCCATGTTTATCAGCTCCCGGTGCTCGTATGGCTAATCCTGGCTATTTTCTTAGCTTCAACTCCGAGATTCCATGCGACCTGCCCACAGCCGATATCTGCCATAAGCGTATTCGCTGCGGAGTTAAACGCAGTGATATCGCTCGACTCAGCTTTTAGAGGCTCTTTAACAGGTGTAACCTCAGGTTTTCCAGTCTTAAACGTCATCGGAGCGTCTTTTCCGTTCTTCTTTCCGTTTGCCATGTGTGTTACCTAAAAAAATTAGGAAGCTACCAGTAGTGATCCTCCCACATTCCGATTTTAATCCGCTTCGGTGTGCAGTGTTCGGGTTCAAGCGGCTGCGTTCCGCCAAAGAATGGTTTAGCCTGCATCGCTACCATTTGTTCCAGGTCAATGCTCATCTGCCTAAACTGCTGGTATCGCTGCTGGTAGTCACCGCTCCAGTCACCGAGCTTAATCTGCGTACTGGGAGCGAACCGCGCTGCTAGTTTATCTGCACACAGTTTTCCTGCCCAGTACACATTCGTAACCGCGAGACCGCCTTCTGCTTGGGGGAGTACGATGTAACATATCTCCTCGTCCTGCAGCAGTTGGTGGTTGCCGTCGGTGTCCCCGATCGTGAACCGAACCGCATCCTTCATCGAAGTGGTAGGATCGCCACTGTAGCTCCACGTCATTTTTCTTTAGCTCAGAAGTACGTACTCGACACCGCGCTGTTGAGGAAGTACGCCAGGTCTGGTGCGATCTGTTCCATGCCCATTGCCATCTCGGCTTCGAGTCTCATTGCCTTCCTCCACTCCAGGCGGAAGTTACGCACAGCG